TGATGTAACAAACTTTTGTTCAAGTTGGACTGTTCTTACCCAATTATCACTTGCTGGAGATAAATTTACATACCCAGTATATTGAACAACATTAAATGGATTTACATTCTCAACCTGAGTTGCTAAAGGTTGATTGATCCAACCAACTTCATCATATTTTAATAATACAGTATTTCCTCTCTTAACTACATTCGGATCAGCAAGTGTATAATTGGTAGATAAATCTATAGAAGAATCTGGAAGATTAAGTGAAGGTGCTAATTTACTCTTAAGAGAATTGACACTGACTATTGGTATAAGTTTTTTATTATCAGTATCTATTTGAATAGATGAATAATTAGGATCAATAAATGAGGCATTAGTAAAATCATCTACAAAAATACCACTTTTAAATCTATTATTATTTTGAGCATCCTTAATTTGTAGACTTTGAGTACTTGCTTCCAATAATGAAAGTGAAGTAGTATTTTCTAAATTAGTTACCCTAGTATCAATTGTCCCAATATCTCTCATAGTATATCTTTTGTTATCATCTAAAGTTATTGTGGCATTAGATGGATCAAAAAGATATGGTGGTAATGTAATGGTAGCAATTTCCATTACATTATCAATAACTGCAGGTGGTTTTGGATTTTCTGAAGAAGTTCCCTGCAAAATAACAAAATTACCATTCTTATCCAATACCAATTTATCAATTCTACCCAAATAGTAACTATATCCAATCAGAGATCCTTCAGATGGTGTAATGATTAACTTTGGATTTGTTCCAAAAGATCTTGAAGAAAAATCAAATGGTGATGAAGTACTTCCAGTAAAAGGAATAACTGCAGGTCTAAAATCTAAAGTATCCGAAGCCCTTACATTATTTTGTCCAATATTTGGAATATCATTCAGATATCTTGAATTGTCATAACTTAAAACTGTAAATACATCGCCTGTGTCATTAGATGGAACTGAATAATAATCAAATACAACTAATAATTGATTTGTCGATGTTATATTTGAATTATTTCTTACTATTTTTGAATAGTCGTAATATTGATCTTTTTGATTTTTATTTAAACTAAAATTATTAGTAACATCTTTATATACCCCTGGAGTAATTGTTTGAATACTTCCAGTTATATTTGATTCACTAAAAGTTACATTTTCATAAGCAGAAAATCTATTAGAATTTAAATATATTATTCCTATAATATTTGAACTTGGTTTTGTTACAATTCTGGCGACAGTCCCACTTGTATTTCCAACAATATTTTCACCAATAATTGAATTAGTAGTTACATTTAAAACTGGACTAAAAGTTAAAGTATCTAATGTTGGAGCAGAACTATTAACCGATTCATAAATAGCAAGAACATTCGCAACATCTGGATAATTTAGACTTATTTCGTCATCTTCTACTCTTAATCCGTAAAATTGATTATATGTTAATCCATTATTAATTGAAGTATTAATACCAGTCCCCGATTGAGGTAATTTTGAGTATGTAACATTTAAAGTTTTGCTTCTATTATAAGTTTTTATTTTACTTTGAATGCCATTCTTCAATAATGTTGAATTAATTGAAACAATTGTTTTACTTGGAGTAAGTCCACTAATTGTTACATTATTTCCACTTAAAGTAAATTTATCTGAACTTAATGTATCTGTTGTACCATCAGAATAAAAAATTGAATATCTTTGATTATTGAAAGGTAAGAAAAATGCACTAGTTATACCAGAAACATTTGATAAATTAAAAGTAATTGTACCAATACCAGTACTTGTAACACTGGTTATTTGTTGAGAAACTGTTAAATTAGAACCAGTTAGATTTACTGAAGATATTGGCGAATTTGGTAAAGTCGCATATAACGGACCATTATTTTGAGATATTGGTGCTCCCAATGAAAAACTAGTGCTACTGATAATTCCTACACTACCATCACAAACTCCAGAAACAGTAGAAACACCAACAACTACCATAGATTGTCCAGTAGGAGAAACTGAAAGTACTCTATTAAAAGTCTCCGTATTGAAACCTACTCTTTGATATCTAATAATACTGTCAGTTACAATTCCAGTAAATACTTTTCCTGGGCAAGTTACATTACCAGATGTATCAATAGTGATTAAATCTGTAGGGGTGAAGCCAGTTGCTATAATTTTTTCAAGACTAACATCAGCACTGAAGTCTACAGAAAATCCAGATACTGCGGTTGATTGATATACTGATTTTATATCTTTAGTATCGAAAATTCTAACCGCAGCTACTGTTCTAGTTGGAGTAGTAAGTACTCCATTTATTAATAATTGTTCTCCGATTTGGAAAGTTCCAGAAATTTGTCTTAAGGAAATAATTGTACTTCCCCCTCCAGCAGCCGTTACATATCCACTTGCACCACTACTTTGACCTTTTACATAGGATGTAGCGGGTAAATCTGCACTAGTAACTGATTGATTTAATGTTAATTGTGTATATGTCTGTACATCATATAGGTATAATCCCCATTTAGTTGAAGGTGAACTGTTAATTCCAGAAGAAGAAGAATCATTCAGATTAAATAAATATACTCTTGCATCACCAATCTTATTTCCGGTAGGTACTGATGTCCCCTTTCTTTGGTTATAAAGATCAATGGTTGCTTTATATAATGGAACTCCAGAGATATTATTAACTCGTAAAGTGCTTCCTAGTTGAAATGGTATTTCTACTGCACCAATTGTTTTAGTATCTCTGGGTTTTGGTGAATCTAAAACGGTTAAAGTATTTTTGGTAATATCATAACCTCTAACATAAGATAATCCTGGAGAAACATTCACACACATTAAATCATTTGATGGAGTTCCTCCCTGATCAGTCTTTTGAGTACTTAAATATATTCCATCATTTCCTAGTTGATTATTTAATGAATTCTGCAATTTAACCGTATATGGTGTAACTGAAAAACTACCGGCTTCATCATAAGTTCTTTTTGCTAAATAATCTCTTAATCTATTGTCTGAATTATTTTGTGAACTAGTAGTTTGTTGAACTCTTCCATTTATAACTCTAAAAAGTTCAACAAAGTTACTGTCATCAAGATCCGTCAATAATTTTTTAGTTAAAATAAGTGATATTTTAAATCTATCTGCTCCTGGTGCTGCATAATTTGAAAATCCCTTAGCATTATCATATAATGTAGGATCATCATATGCGGTTATAACTTCTTCACTAATGAGTAATCCTATTCTATATGAAGGAACATTATCATAATAATCTAATATTATAGTTTGTGAAAATACGTTTACAAAATATCCTCTAATAAAATATACGCCATTTGCAATAGAAACTGCAGATCCAGTAGAAGTAGCATTAGATGCTATTAATCCTACCAGGGGAGTTCCTGAATTAATAGTAGTTAAAGTTCCCGCTGAATTTTTATATGTAATATTATCGTTACTTGCTACTAATAGCTCCCCATCAGTAAATGGATTTATTTGGAAATTAACATCAGAGTTTTTATATTTTACATATATTGTTAAATTTTGTACCTCATCATTATTGGGTAGTTGTACATATTGTACGGTTGCAGTAACTCCTGATGTTTGTCCGGTTAACGTAATTCCAATAAGATTATTGATATAAGTAGTAATATCAATTCCATAAAGAGTTGAATTTAATTGTACCGAATAAAAATATCCATCATATGCAGCATTTCCCGGAACTACTACGGAACCATTTTTAAAAGTATTACTTCCAAATTTTTCAATTTGATCTTGTAATATTGATTGAATAGTCGTTAATTCTCTAGCCTGGACAGGTTTTCCTGGATTAAATAATGTCTTATAGTAATTATTGGATGAATTAAAATCATCATAATAAGGACTAATATTAAGATTTGTCTTTTGTGCCATTTTTTAGAATTCCAGGATAATTTTAACGTCTTCTTTCTGTCTGGGATTTCTTGAAATTAAAGGTCTATTATCAACGTAGATAATGTCTCCAGATGATTTATTTATGTCTGGATTTGCAAGTCCATTGGTAAATGTCACCCCCAGGTTAATTAAATTATTTCCAGTTGGATTTGTAGTAATTCCACTAAACCCAGTATGTATTGATCCAGAAAATCCACCATTAGAAGTTATTGTTGCTGATGATGATTCAAAAGCTAAAACTTTGCCAGTACTAGAAATTCCAATGTAATCTGTTTGATCGATACTTACCGAATTATAATATAAAGTTCTATCTCTAAAATATTTCAATACATTCGTTTGGGTATCAAATGAAGCAATATATCCAACTGCAGTTCCTCCAGTGACTGATTGTGATATCTTATCCCCAACATTTGCTGTACCAGTATACCCGTTTAAAAATTTAATGGCATACAATGAAGAAAATTGATTAGCAGTAAATGTGGAGCCAATACCAGCAGAACCAAAAGTTTGTGGATTTTTTAAAATACCGACCTGAGAATAACTAGTATCTATTGGGTAGTCTTTTGTCGAGTCATCAAATCTTGCATAAACCAATACTTTATCTGTACCCAATTCCTTATATAAATCGTAACCATGTCCAAGAGATGGTGGAATAATTGGGATTAATTTTGCAGCTTGATTCTGAGTAATTCCAGAATTAATTGATCCTAAATCAACAAGTCCATAAGTATATCCTGAACCACCAGAAGTCACGGTAACATTTTTAATAGAACCACTTACTACATCTACCAATACTTTTCCACCACTACCATCACCTAAAATATTAAAAGATTGTCCCAATCCTCCACTATATCCACTTCCACCTTTAGAAATATAAACTTTTTTAATTTGATTATTATTTACCGTAGAATTTCCATTGTTTCTAACTGCTGTAATTTGAGCATCTGTAGATGAAGCCCAATTATCAGGAACAGTCACATATTGAGTAGAATCAAATTTAATAATATCACTTGGGGAAACTGTAAAAAGATATTTCCACAAATAACCATCTCCACTTGAACCTGCCGGAGATGGCTCTAAATCCGTAAATGTTGGTTCATCTTGTGATGCATTCCCAGTGGTGTTTATGCCACTTGAACCATTATCTATACAAATATAAACATTATAATTGGAACTTATTACATAGTAGTTAGCGTCATATAATCGATAAGAATTTGTTATAGGTGATGGATTAAGAATACTGTAATCATGGCGATACATTTCATATTTATTTCCAACTGACCAAGTAACTTTTCTTATCAATCTTCTTACATTTGAAGCATTAATGTTTTGTCCGAACAAAATATCATCATGATAATGATTAATATAATCAATATCATCAATTGGACTTGGAGTATTAGTATTCCAATTAGAAGTTCTACCAAATCCTACGGCAGAGGGATTTGGTAGAGATGTAACTACATAATAAGAATTTGTTGGATCTTCTACCGAATTTATAAAATTATTAGCATTCGATAACCTAAATTGATCAGTTACAATAGACGCCATATTAATATTGTTTTTTCTATATTTATATTAATTATAAGGTTTATCTTTTAATCCACCACTATCTCTTATTCCATAATTTCTTCTTTGAATTGTAGCAAATGTGGTTAGTCCTACATCTACAGTTGATCCAGTAACTGCAATTGAAATTGGAGAAGATGATCTAGTAAATCCAGACAAACTTCCCCAAGAAAAACTTCCAAGATAATTTCCTGTAGTTACTATACCTACAATTGAAGTACTTGAATTTACATTACAAGTAATTACAGCATTTATATTATTTAAAGGATTATAATTGAAATTATGAATATAATAAACATTGTCTAAATGAGATGTTCCAATTCCAACAATTGAGTTATTATTAGTATCAATTGAGGTTACTCCTGAACCAACACTAGTATTGTATATAAAAATTGGATATCCAGTAGATAATCCTGATGGGAATGGAGTAGATGATGAAACATTTAAATAGAAATTAATTGCAAGAGGATTTCCTAAAGTTCCTGTAGTAGTTCCTATTCCAGTTATAATACCAGCAAATCCTTGTACTACGGAAATTCCAGAAATAAGTTCAGATGATGGGGATGGTAATGGAGTAATTACTTGAGGAGGATTTGCAATTGAATATCCAAATCCAGGATTAGTAATTGTAATTGGTGTAGTCAATGAACCATTAGATACCGTTACCGTAGCAGTTGCTGTAGTACCTATACCAACTCCTATTGCCCATGGCTTTGAAATTTTTACAGTTATCGAGTTACCAATATATCCAGATCCTGGACTCACAATAGTTAATGCTCGAATTGTTCCTGCAGCACTAACTGTAGCTGTAATTGCAGCAGATACTGGATTTGAAGATCCTCCATTAACGATTAATCCATCAAAAGATGGAATTGTTATTCCAGTTAAGTTTTGTTCATATTTAAAGAAGTCTGCATTATCTACAAATAATTGAGTATCAGTTGTTATAAACTTTTTAATTATCCTTGCAGTTGGATAAATTAATGCTTCTATAGAATTTCTGGATTTATAGAAAACTTGTCCGTTTGCTTGAGTATCAACTTTTTGCTTTGTCCAACTGAGTGGTTTATAATTAGTGGGATCAATTCCAATATCATTGTATATATTTGTTTGAATTTTATCTGAAGACGGAATATCAAATATTATTCTTTGGTTTTGGGATGTTGTAATTCCAGTATTCAAAGGATTATTAAATACTTGTACAGTATCTCCCGGTTTTAATACCTCATATACATTAACTTGACTACTATCAACTCCCCTAGATCCCCTATAGAAGAATATAGAAACTTTATCTTCAGGTAATGGTGCGTTTGTAAATGTAAAGGAAGAACCTCCAGAGAATTCATATGCCGATCCAGGATCTTGCATTACACCATTGATGAATATTAATAAAATTGCATTAAAATCTATTAACAATGAATCGGAATTTGTAGGATCATTTTGGAAACTTAATAAAGATCCATTATAATATAGTGGGAATCTAGTTGTCACTCCATCTTGCAAATAAGCAATGGAATCAATGTAATCCAAATCTCCAAATTGCCATGCCGCAAAAGAATCTGAAAAGGTATCAATCACAGTTAATTTGAACTGTGATATTGGGGATGAAATACCTGTAGCAGTAACTAATCCAACTGGAGTAAATACGTCACCTTTTTGGAAAGAATATCCATTTCGCTTAATTTTAAATGAACTTACTTGGAATAGTGTAGAACCAATTCCCGTATTTGAACTTGCGGAAACATCTATATCTAATAATAATCCTATTCCAGTTGCTGTAGTATTGCCAATACCTAGTCTAGAAACTCCAACTACAGGTAAATTTGAATAAGTTGGGGAAGGTATTTGTAATTTTGGATTTATATACCCAGAACCAGGATTTGTGATAGTAAATATCAATGTTCCACCTGCACCTACTGTGGCAGAAATTGTAGCCCCTGTACCAACAGAATCGGTAATTCCAATAGAAACATTGCCATAATAACCAGATCCATAACTATATCCAGTAGAACCAGCACTAATAGAAGATATAGTTCCACCTACGCCTAGAGTTATAGATACTGCGGCTCCAACCAATGGAGCATATCCAAGCCCTCCAGATGAGCCTAGAGAAACTATTATACCTCCTCTAGGTAGACTATTTTGATTCACATCATAAACTGATTGTATAAGAGACCCATTATCTGAACTTATTCCAGAAAATACAATATTTGTAGTACTTGTATTTGTTGTTGAAGATGGGGAGGGTGAAAGTAACGCGGATGTATATGCGGGTAAGGAATCTACTTGACCTTCTCCAAATACGGTATAAATTGCGTTTAAATCCGAATTAGCAGTAATCCCAACTAAAATATTTTGAACTATTGAATAACTATTTAATGGATTATTTTGGGTTGATGGTGTTTGGAATATTCCGTTAATTAAAACAATTCCATTACCAGCACTTCCTAATCCAATAGTATTAATACCTTGAGTAGTTAAAATATATGTTTGTCCAATACCAGTAAATTGAGTTGATATATCGTCATATAATTTATTTGAAGAATAATTATTTCTTAAAAATACTCTACCGTTAAACGATGATTTTGCGTTCGGTAAATTGCTGGAATTGATAGTACTAGTCAAATTTCCATGGGGGGGATCTATAAAATGTATTTGATTTCCACTTATATTATAAGATCCCCTATAAACTCTAGCAATAGTAGAATCTGTATGTGAAGTTGCGGAAGAACCTACAGCACCTCTTTGTACATTTACTAATGAAATAGTTCCAGTTCCACTAATTGGACCAATATTAGTAGTTCCTAGTCCAACATTGGTAACTTTCATATATTCATTATCAACATAAAGTAAATCATTTGCTACAATTGAAGATATTCCACTTAAGGAGAATATTGTAGAATAAGTACCTACTAAGCCTCCATTATTAGTTAAGGTATAGTTTATTGGTGTATATACTATTGGATATTGGATTAAATTGTCAATTGCAATTACAGTCCTCTCTAGTCTATTATTCATCTGTAAAAGATGATAATTTCCTAATCCATATGAAGTAAATGTTACATATATTCCAGCCGAAGCATAATCTGATCTTGTTGATAACTTAAAGGTATCATTTGTCAATTTAATTGGATAAACAACTGATGGAAGAATACTAGTTAAAATTCCTGCAGAATTTAAAGTTGCACCTATTCCAACCGCAGTATATCCTACACCAGTAAATGTAGACGATGGAACATAATTTATGGCTTCTCCAGTAACAAAGAAATGATTAGGAATAGTAAACAATCCGGTGACTGGATTTAATACTGTACTATCGGCAGGATTAAACGATTTTTGGAATATTGGAGTTCCATTATAGTTTAGATTAAAATCCAATTTATTAGTATTACTACTATTTGTACCAAAATAGTTGGAAACTTGTACAGTTTCAACGATTGATCCATACTGAAGATTTGGTGGAATATTTATAGTATCGATATCTCTATATAAACATTCACTATAAGCAAGAACATTAATATTTCCTGTTATTGAACTATCTGGATAGAATACTAAACTAAAATTAGTTCCTGATCCATCATACGTTCCTCCAAAAGTTCCAATTCCTGAAGTACTTCCAACTGAAATGAATGGATATTGTAAAGTATAGATATTTGTATTATCTTGAATTATCATTACTTGATGCAATGCGCTTGTAGATCCTATACTAACTTCAACTAATGATTTAATTGCAGAAGTATCTGATTTATTAACAGTAACTATACTAGATGCTGTAGATACTGTTGAATAATTTGATTGGTATTTTACTGTTTTTTCATTTCCAGAAACTTGTCCAGGAAGTATAAATCTATAAGTTCCTATTCCTGCAGAAGTAGATCCTAATATTGTATTTTTAGATTTAGTAGTTACTGAATTTATTCCAGTATTGGTATAATTTAATGTCAATATTCCCGAAGAAATTGAAGCGCCAAATGTTCCTATTGGAGCATAAGAAGAAGAATTTGAAATCCCAGAATCAAAATAATATTGAGAAACATATGTATTACTACCATCAGTATTCAAATAAACCTCTACATAATTTGTAGCATTAGTTACATTATCAATAATTTGAATATTTGAATATACTCCAGTTGTAGATGCTGCAGATACCGAAACTATTGAAGTTGTTAATCCAGAATTAACAATATTATTTGAAGATATTAAATTAACAAATCCTACAGAGGTACTTCCAATTCCACTAGAAGATGTAGTGAAATAGTTTTGTAAAATCTTTATACTACAATCAAAATTATTGGGATCTGTGGGAATAAATTGTAAATATGAGATATTATTACTATCAGTATAAATCTGAATATTTCCAAGTTGTTGTATTTGATTATATACTGATCCTTTTTCCAATAAAAATAAATTTCCATCTATAGCATTATTTAAAATTATCAATTCTGTCAATTGGAATTGTGTATTAGTACTATCTACAATTTGTAATAGAATTCTATTATAACTCTCAGTTGAAGGTAATTGTATAATATTATTTTGGGTTGAATTTATTGATCCAACATCAGAAAATTGTGAACTAATATCATCAATTTTTAAAACTCTATTTGTACTACACTTTATGTACCCCGACAGAATCTTATTTTTAAATTTTAAAAAGTTAGAACTATTACTATTTGAATTGTAATCAATTACAGTATCAAAATAATTTATAGTATCAACTCTATTTTCATCAATAATATCATAAAGAACTGTAGAACTACTAATTCCTGTAATACTATATTGAGAAGATGAATTTATTCCAACATCAGCAAAGTTTTTAAGTCCACTAGTATGAAGTAAATTATTGACAGGAGTTATCATCTCCTCAAATTGAATTGGACTTTTTACAGTATATGAAAGATTTTGGTAATAATCATTATCTGGAATTACTTGATTATCATAATCCAATTTTCCAATATCATTTAACCACCCATAATTTTTTTTAGTTGAATAGTCAACACTAAATCTACCCTTGTTTTCTTTAATGTCATCTATGGTTGCTATAGTTCCCGAAGATTTTCCTACTATTACATCACTTACGGTAAGTTCGTATGAACCAAAAACTTTAAGATAATTGCCATCACTATAAGTCACTTCTAGATCAATTTCAGTAATTATATTATTGTTGTTTAATAATAATTTCTCACCTACATTAAATGTTAATGGTATTTGAGTTATACTAAATTGTGGGTAATTTTGGTATTTAATAATAGATGCAAGAGATCCCTGTGAAGTATTCGCAATTCCTGCATATGTAGTTAGCCCAGAAATATTATATTCTATTTGGAATGGATTATCAGTAATCGCAGATGCTTTAGTAACTTTGAAAAAAGTATATCCATAGCCTACAGAATTGTATCCAGAACCATCATTGCTATAATTTACAATACCTTCAACAAAAATTTGATCTCCAACAGAAACTACTCCAGGGGAATATGTACTAAATCCAAGAATTGGGGTTGTTAGAATGCAAGTAACTACACCAGATGATGAGCTATAAACTTTGTCAATGCTTAATCCATTAGTATTATTGAGTGATATTATGGTATTTCCACTACTAGATAATCCTTTTGGTGGATCAATAATAGTTACTGAATTTATAGTACTAGAAATCAAATTTGCTTTTAAAGCGCCATTATTGATTTGCTTCCTTGTATTATTATCAATTACAATAAGATTTGGTGCAGATATATAATACTTTCCTGGATTAACCACTTCAATATTTGAAATAGTATTATTTGACTTTAGTACTATTTCTGGGGAAATATATGCAGTTGGCTTCAAAGTTTTATCTGAAGAATATTCAAAACCTTCATTTAAAATAGAAATAGTTCGTATATTTCCTATAGTTTTAGATTTGGGAATAATATGTGCATTAGTTCCGCCATTAGGAGAAACTATTCCAGTAAATTCAGGTAATTTTTTATAATTTGCACCACCCGAAATAAGTTTAACTTTATCAATTGATCCATATGCAGTTTGTGATTTGGTAGAATAATTTAAGTTATCACATTGGGATTGAATATATGTTAAAGATTCTGGTATATTAGATAAAGAAATATTAAATGATGTGCTTCCTACTCCAGAAATACTATATGTTCCATTATATAAACTAGATAAAAATGTTATTTGTGATGCATTTATTACATCTAAATCTGCATTAACAATATATCCAGATTTTTCTAAAGAATAGTATAAGTAAGTTGGGAAAGAAGAATCGTAATTTAAAGTTACCGTGGCATTTGTAGAAACTCCAATAGTACCTACTCCAATAACATTAAATCCACTCGTAGATCCAATTGAAACAAATTCATTATTAAAATCTTGATCGAAATATAATTTTAATTTATAGCCAACTAAAGAAGTATCTGATAAATTAAATACTAAATTGTTATTTTGAACTACAGGTATTTGTGGATTTATTGGACTAATAGTATGTGAAGATCCTCCACTTGATGCAATAGAAATTACTGTTGGAGGAACTTGCTGAGAATCGTAATAGGTTTGGCATAATTGTATGGTATTATTATCTACTTTGTAAATAAAATATGATCCTGTAGAAATTCCGGATGCAATTAAATTACCAGCAGAATAAAGAACCTTACTTCCACTTATCAAATTATGGGAACGTAAAGTAATAGTATTGCTATAAGTATTAATTCCAGCACTACTAAATCCTATTGGATTAATTAATAATCTTTGATTATTGGAATCATATTTTACATAAACGTAAGCTGAAGTGCCAATTCCAACAGAAAGATTTGGATTTACGGTTAATTGAATTAAATCATTATTTGATAAATTATTTGTTGTTGCTGTAGATACTGTTGTTTGAATTTTTTGAACTTTAGATACTATTTGATTATAATTACTTTGTAGTGAATATAGGTAACTATTTGAATTTGCTCCAGGAGCTACAAAAAATACTTCTGATGAATTTATAGTTGTTTTTATTCCAATTGTATTTCTAGATTTATTTGTAACATAAACAATTGTAGAAATGCCAGATATAGGCAAGTTAAATGCTACAGAATCAAATGAAGTAGATATTGAAAGGGGAGAATATGTTGCATCAGGTATGGATAAAATAACCTGTTGATTATTAATAAATGGGTGATTTTCAATATAAATTGATTGTGATGGTAATGATCTAGGATAAGTTGTTACTCCAGCAAATGTAAATGTTGTAGAAGTAGAAACCCCAGCACTTACACCAAATCCGACTGTTTCTAAAGGATTAAAATATATTTTATTGTTTAATTTAGAATCAAAATAATTTACTTGCTTTGAAATTGTAAAAGTATCTGGAATAAATTGAACTGTCGTTGAAGAACTATATGCATATCCAGATACACCTCTACTTGTTCTTATAACATTTTGATCAGTAAAGATGTTAAGAACTGACAAAGTTTCATTACCGATAATAAAACTACTTCCAATAGAAACATTACTAGGTATTTGAGACACATAGATATCTGTAACTACACCAGCAGAAGAATTTGTTGGAATATAATTAGAAGTAACTGTATAATATGTCGTTATCCCAATACTATAGAGTCCATTTAATGAACTTAAATTAGTTGTTAATCCTGAAATTAATACATTATCTCCATTTAATAAATTGTGATAGGGAGAAATTTGAACATTAATAGTATTTGAATTTTTCCAAGTAAAAATAGAGTTACTATAAGTTTGAATATTAGTTTGAATACTAGTAATACCAACTCCATTTATGCTATAAATTGAAGCACTTACTCCATCTCCATTTGTTCCGGAATTATTAAACTGGAGTTGATCCCCAACCTTATAGTTTATTCCTCCGGAAATGATATTAAAATCATCTACAGCCCCTCTACTTACATTATCTACAATTGATTTTTGAACGACGGAATCGCTAGATTCAACTATAAAATCATTAGTTGCATATTTTGAATTAAGTTTATATGGAAAAGTATTTCTAATTAAATTATTACTATTAAAATCAAATGATTGATTGATTGTGGAATTTTCATTTATAAAATTAGATCTATAAGTATTTCCAATAAAATATGGAAAATTGCTTATAAGAGTTGAACTGGATATACTTGTAGTAACTCCTGCAAAATATGCATATATCCCATTCGGAAAATCTGGAGTTTTGGTAAATCTTCCATTATTTTGATCTAAATCTCCACTATTATCAAATGTATAATCATCTACAAAATATCCTGCACTAAAATTAGATGGTCTATTAATTACAAGGCTAGTATTTAATTTATATCCAGGAGTTAAAATTTTAATTGGTGATGATGTATTCTGGGGATCAGAATATCCAAATGGACCATAAATTGGGTTTCCATCATATGCCCAACCAATGATGGGTGAATGCTTAGTGGAATCATTATCCCCAAAATTTAAGGAAATACCGGCAGAATACCCAGAAATTGAATATTGTAAATTATAAGATGAAGGATTAATGATTTCATCTCCATATTTGGCATTATTATTGATAGTTAAAGATCTTACTTCACTATCAAATACCGCATTTGAGCCTGGAGAAGATACATTTACGGAAATATCTGTGCCAGTGTACCCTAATCCAGAATTAATAATGATAGCATTTACTATTTTTCCTCCAGAAATAACCGGTTGTACTATTGCCCCAGATCCAGTACCAGTAATTGTTATATCTGGTAAAGAATAATAATTTTCTCCACCATATAAAATATTAATTGAACTTACTTGACCATCAATAACATTTGCTGTTAAACGTGCTTTACTACCATTAGATATTTTTATAGATGGCTTTTTATGGAAATTTAAAATAGTAGATCCATAATTACTTCCATTTTCATATAGATAAGCATCTATTATTTCCCCCCTTACAATAGGAGTTGCTGTAATTACTCCAACAACATTTTTAATTGCGGTTGTTCCAACTCCAATTATAGATGATGTTACTATAAGTGAAATTTGAGGATAGGCAAAAAATTGATATCCAGATCCTATCCCAGAAAATTTAACTACATTTCCCCTAGTATAATTCGAAATATTAGTTCCACCAATTCCAGCGTCACACAGTTTAAAATAATTATTGTCTATTTTTGAAACATAATATTGATTAGTAGTGTTTAATCCAGTTATTGGTAATGTTTGATAATTATATTGAATTAAATCTCCATTATTAAATCCATGATTATTAAAATAAATTGTATTATTTGCCGTTGAAATTCCAGAGGGCTTTACAATTAGTTTTCTATTTGAATATCCACTTCCACCATTTATAATTTTTATTCCGGTAATTGTATTTTGAAGTACACCACTTTTAAATTTATGAATTCCATTAGTATTGATAGTTGTTATTCCTACCGTATTAATTCCAGAAAAAGCATTTGCTGAGGAATTATAAATTTGTACAGTTGTTGAATTAACTACTGAAACATAATAAATTGAATTTTGTCCCAAATAAAGTGATTGATCTAAATTTGAACCGCCAAAAGTCCCTATACCTATAGGTAAATTTCCATTTGAATCATATATTACAGAATCTCCAGTATTTAAATTATGGCTAGATAAAAATGTAATAGTATCATTATTAACATCTATACCACCATAAATGCCATTATTTTGTCTAGCATCAAATAAAATTTCTCTTCTTCTTTTTTGAATAATTGGATTAAATACGGCACCATAGCCATTACCACCAGTTATTGCTATTGAAACTATTGTATTTAAATCAAAATTTTGGGGAGTAACGAAAACATTCTGAACCGAACCACTCAAAATTGGCTGAATAAGTGCAGTAGATCCTAATCCAGAGCTTACTGTTATTAATGGGGGATTAATTACATCATAATTACTACCACCATTAAGAACCCTTATAGAATCCAAAGGTCCATAATAAATTTTATCGTTTGTTTTATAATTTTGAATTTCAACACCATTGACTAAAATTCCAGTTGTTCCTGGAACAGTAACTTCAGCTAATCCATTTTGAATATTTTCTATTACTGGAAATTTTTTTAATAAGTTTTGGCTAGAAATATAATCATTATTTTGTCCATTTAAAATAAATTGGTGAGATCCACTATTAACTGGTAATGAACCAAATTCTATATAATTAGTTCCAGATGATATGAATGATCTAGAATTATATAATCTAATTTGATTTAATGAAGACAAAACCTCAATATAATATATTTGTTTCTGCAATCCAGGTAGTGGTGTTGAGTTTGGCGCATAATAAACCGCATCACCATTTATAAATGGAACAGGTGAAGAAAATGACAATATTGAATATAATTTAGTATTTGAATTATATCCCTGAAGACTTCCACTACTTGAGGATCCATCAGATATCGTACTTTGAATGAAATCTTTAGTTATAGTATATGATGGCAATCCATTTGATGCAATATAAAAATAACTATTAACATCATCTATGTACAAATTTTGTATATCTGAAATAAGTTGATTATTTCCAAATTCAATGGGGACAATATTACTAGAGGCTTTATTTAATCTTCTTCTTATATCATAATCAGAATTAATATCATATGTAAATGAAGCATTATTGTTTATAGTTATTTGATTATTTACTAAATCTATACTTCCAATATAAGGAATATTTGTGTTTGAAGAAACTACTATTTGTGTTCCTCTCAATAAAATATCAATTTTATCTCCGACTTTTAAACTTGATTTATCAATAGAATCTAATGCTATAACTGAAGAATTACTAATTATTTTTACTTGATATCTTGAACTTGTATTATATACCCAAGAATTTGAAAATATTTGCGTGTATGTTTTATTTGTATCTGGATTTTTTATAACCTCCCCTAAGTAATCTACGGATATTTGATCACCTTCAGATACGTTATATACTTGCGATGTTTGTGAAAATTCTGATAATACTCCAGTAATTCTTAATTCTACAAGTTTAGTAGTATCACCATTTTCATACCCAAAAATTGTTTCATTAGATCTTATGTCATCTGCAGAACTGATAGTACTTGCAATACCAGAGCAACCATAAAATTGATTTACACTTTTACTTGAATATGTTATACTATTGATTCCGGATATAATAGTTCCTGATTGTGGGAATCCAATTGTAGAATCCACACTAATTACGGATGATCCTATTGAAACTTTTTCAATAGATTTAGTTTTTCCAGGAATATCAAATGTTCCTACAATCGCAGAACTATCATTATATCCAACAAAAAGTGAAAGTTTATAGTAAATTTTTCCATATACATCAAATATTTCTACTTGAGAAACCGATGCATAGGTATTAGGATCTGTTGATTTAGTAATTGTTTGTCCTTCTAATTTTTTAGGATCTCCGGAAATTCTTTCAACAACTATTTCTTCCCTTCTTAAATATTCTGCGGAAGAAGGCCTAATTAATAGATCTTCTAAATTCACTACTGTAGGCTCTTCTCCATATAATACATTAAATAAAATTCGGAAAGATTCCTTTGTTCCTTTTGATTGGTAAAAAGCTTTAGCACTTTTAACAAAATTGCCAATATTTAAATTTGAAGTAAAATCATTATTTTCCAACCCTGGCGTAAAAGTATACTTTAATTTCTTATAAAATTCTTTAAGAAATAGTGCGCTTAAATTATATACAGAGGTATTTTTACTATGTAATGCTTGCTGAGATGTAGAAAATACTAGTTCTTCTGGATCTGATGGACTATGATAGCTAGTTATACCACTAAATCCTCTTACACAACCAGTGAATGTATTGGTAG